AGGGAGCTTCTTGAAGTTTGTATCCTTTAATCTGCGGCTTGTCTTGCATGGTGCCCTCCATCCTCTGGAGTTCCGGGACGGTTATTCGCTGCTTCTATTAGTATACGCAATACTCTGCGTGCCTCATATAAGTCTTCTAACCCAATATATGAACATAGGATCAAAATATATCGTCGTTCTACCGAATCTAATCCGTTTGCTTTTGCGAATTTATCTACTTCTTCTGTGATTTTTTCAGGCTTTTGGGTTCGATGAATATTGTAAATCGAGTATACCTCTATCAGTTTTTCTAGCTCATGTAGAGCCTTTAGGAGATCTTTCACTCCATCTTTCTTGCGCCATCTGGTCACATGCTTGGTGGTCGTATACTCCAAGCACCCCATATCTAAGAAGATGGCTAGGTCCCAATGCTCATACTCCGTTTTGTAATGGGTCCCGCCCACTTGCTCCTGGTTCGCTGTCAACATGAAGTTTCTCCCAAGATCTGGTCCACCACCATTCTACTTCTTCGCATGCATGATCAGCAAAATGGCATTGCTGAAAAAATAGTTCAAGTCGCTTTATAACATATTTGGCCAACCGATTACTAGGCTGATTTTCGTAGACTGCCTGTAGACACCGATTGGCAATGATATATCCATGGTGATTACCAAGATTCATTTGGTCCATACCAAACTCGGCCATCTCCGTGAGTTCAATTTGTTTGAATAATATCTTATCCTCCGGCGTCAAGTAGGTAGGATGAAACATATTCCAATAGTCCATTTGTGTCATTTGGGATCTATGTTCCAAAAACTCCATTTCTTGTTTAAGTGTAGGATTATCCCGCTTAACCGGGTATGGGATGTCACCGGTATCGTGTTCTCCTATGTCATGGTTCATAATATGAAGTATCATGTGTCGATCTGGTATCTCCACTACACACAAATAGATCCGCAATAGCTGCCACGTATGTTCAGCTATGGTTTGATGACCGATTGTTGGCCATGTGTGATAGCGACGGACCTGACCTGCTAACCGGGTATCTATCCGTACCTTACGAGCGGGATCATCTTCTGACATAGCGACGCTCCAACCATTCCTTGCCAGCCCGTCTCCAGTCTTCTGCTTCTACAGTTTCGACAATATCAATGGCATCAATCTTACCACCTTGTTTATGGCGATAATGAGCGATTGCCATACGTAAAACTGTTCTACTTAAGAATGGGTTAGTAGTATTTAGATCAGCATATGTTCTAAGCTCATCTTTATGCATTGCATCAATAAAGCTCATGAGCTTTAATAGTTCTTCATCAAATGTTTTAGGATTTGCAATTAGTGGAACTGTAGATTCATAATTGCTAGAATCAACAAGCGAGGTACGCAGAATTTCTTCTGCCATCTCATAGTGTTTTGCATAAAGATGTAGATTGGTAGATATCTGCCAATATTCTCCCATCTCAACATCTATACGGCCAGCCAAGTATTCTTGTAAGATTGGGAAATGCACAGCATTCGCACCACAACATCCCCAGATTAAATCATTAGATCGGTTAAACACTGTCATATTCAATCGGTTATTTTGAATGCGGAATGTAGCAACTAGATTGCAAGGCTTAATATAGCCAACTCTAAGATCATCTCTGCCTGCTCCCCACATTTGAAGGACCGCTTGCCGGCTATTAGATTCGTTCCATAACTGATTTGCAATTTCATGCAGTTGGTCGTACTGGAGCCCATACCGCCAACGATACCCATAGGCATCTGGGATGATACCGTCTTCACCAAACATCTTGCTGAAATCTTTGACATAATAATCCAAGAATGCCCCATCATTCCTACCGGCTAACATCCACATTGCTTCCATAAGATGGAAGAATGGGTTAGCATCCCTGTTAGGATTAACTAGAACATGCTGTTTGGGGTTTAGATAACGAATGCAGACTGGCTCAGGTGCAACCAATGCCTCCCCCATCCGTGTTATTTCTTTCTTGCCATAATCAAACAGATAATAAATGGCTTGTGGTAAGGCATCACGGATGTTGATTGTTGTGATTACGTGCACTTTGTCCCTCCTCAAAGGCTTTTTGCCATCGAATAACAACGTCGCCTCTTTCTTCCATATCTTTCCAGACACTGCCGGCTGTCTTGGTGACAACGCTCACATAGTCTGGATGATACTCCCTAAGCTGAAGTGCAGCATTCATCTGCATTTCAGGAGTACGATAGCTGCTGCAACCTCCTTCTGCACCACTCCCACGTTGATTCCAAACATATTGATATGATACCCTATTCGGATATCCCTTCCGTAATAGCTGTAATGTGAGATCGAAGTCTTCCATCACCGGTATACGGCCAAGTTCTACATCTAATTTCTGTAATGCCTGTACATCATATGCATAGGCATTCATCATTCTGGTAACTTCCCGGTAGGTTTCCGGGCCTAGGAAATGATTGCTACCTTGCCGCGCGGCCAAACCTATGTGAATAAATCCTTCTGCTAACCATTGTTCTAGCATCTGGAACATGGCCTCGAAACGTATTGGGTCCTTGATTGTTTCAAGGGCAGGATCAGCCATGTTAGGTCTATAGCAGAAGTCCATATCATCATCTACCATTAACACGAACTGCTCATTATATCGTGCTGCAAGTTCAGTCATTATCCATTTGCGTGTATGCGAAATACCGTCATAGGCTTTAGGAACATATGCGATAATGAGTTCTAAGCGTTCACCCACTACTGAAAGAACTTTATTTCTATATGTTATTCCTTCCCATTTATCTTCTGGTATACACAAAACGACCTGACGCTTTGATTTCATTTCTATGAAATTGCGCAGGGTCACTTGATCTTTCCAATCTGGCCTGCCACGAGTTGGGATTGCGATCAGCATTTTTATTCCTTTCAATGGTATATCTGCCGTGGACGACCAGTTCCTAACATTGTCTTTGTATATTTTGAGAATTCACAACAGTGATTTTGAGTGTCCTGTGCGTGGAATGGACCTAATCTTAGTGGAACCAGTTGCTCATTCTCAGCTAACCGCAGCTCTTGTATCTTCTCTAGCCATTCGACAGAATTCCATTTTGCATTCATGTCTCTTCCTAGAACTGCGTTCAAGCCTTTCATGCTACCGGGTCCAGGTGCTGCCCATGTCCACCAATCCTCTACATTTGCCATGAATGGCAAATATTTCAGGTCAGCTACGATTTGTGCCGCCATGAAAGGACCTAGCCCATGGGTACCATCTCTTATCCAATCATACATTTCCTCTAACGTAGGCTTCTCTTCTAAGAGCCAGTGTTTCCAAGTTTCCTCCCATTCTTTTCTAACGCACCATTCATGGAAATATTTGATGACACCTTGACCCTTTTCATATCCTGGCTTACCGTTAATAATGAATGCTCCAGTAACGTGAGGTGCTGGTATCTTACTAAGACAAAACAATAGCCGGTTGATGTCATAAGCTTCGATATATTTTTCGAATACTGATTTGTTATCTAACATATCAGGTTGACAAAAGAAATGCTCACATGTTTCCATCCGGTTAAACCATCGATATAGCACGGTTCCAGGTAGCACATATGCATCATCCTGAGTATAATGATCACGAACAATTTTCTGGTAATGTAAAGAAGTGCGGTCCCTCTCCCGGTAAACCTCCGTGAACCGGTAGGTTTGTAGGATTTTGTCTTCTGTCCATGGGCGCGGTTGCCCGCTGCTCTTTTTTCGATATATGGCATCTCTTTCTATAAGGAATGCAATATACCGGTCAAAGGGATCTTTTATATCTGGTATATTCATCTCATCCTTCCATTAGTAGGTTTAAGAAATAACCAAGTTGGAGAGCTATTATACTCGTTAGTATGAACGCTATCAGCCCCCAAATACCTATCTTATTGCCCGCTAATTCATATCCCATGGCAGCACTGAAACATGCGAATATTGCAAGCAGAATAAGAGCCATAATTTGGTTTCTCCTTCTCATGCAAAAAGCCCCTCAAAGTGATACAGTTTGTCTGGATGCACAATGATCAATTCACTGAACGTGCGCGTAATGCCGGTGTAATAGACCCTGGTTTCCTCGTCCGGATTGACAGCAAACTTGTCTGATAATTTGGCAGTTTCAGATAGTAGGATGACTTTATCCGCTTGCCCTCCCTTTACGCGGTGAATAGTAGAAATATGGATTTTAGGCTTGGTTAAGAGGCTAAACCCATTATTCAACACTCTTTGAATATATTCGGCATCTTGTGGCTTAATCTCTGTAAATACTTCTCTCCATGTTCCATCTATTTTTAGCCCATAATCATTTTTCAGCTCTTGTAGGTTGAGATCTATATCTTCTTGTCTTTCGGCTAGCCGCGATAGCCTTGCCTTAAATCCATAAGCGATTCCAGGTTTTTTAGCGTGTCCTTCTGATGGGAGCAGGTTATAAATTTTGAGAGCGTCAGTCGCTGGTATTGTTTTACCTTCCTGCAGATAGTTCCAAGCGGTAATTGCATGGGCATGGCTTGATTTGATGCTGTTAGCATCGAAGTATCTGTAGAGTAATCCATTAGCCCTACAATATGGAAGGAATTTATGTTTGATTAGCTTGACTGTCCGGCCAAGCATCATCACAGTTTTATCATCACTCCATCTAGAAGGGCTTAGTTGGGCTACATTTTCGGTCCACGATAAAGAGCCAACAGCTTGCCGTGGGAGCCAGACCTTGTTGCGTCTATTAGAAATATTTTTAATGATCTTATTAGCAAGACTATGCACTTTGATGGGCACTCGATGACTTTGTTTTAAGATTTCAACTTTACCGGGCATGGAGATAAATCGAGCAGATGCACCAGCCCATCCGTAAATTTCCTGATCATCATCCCCTGCGATATACATTCGCTTGACATGGCGTGATAGTAGTTCAACCATGGCCCACTGCAATTCGCTTAGATCCTGTGCCTCATCAATAATGAGAACTTCCAATAGTGGAGGTTCGTCTAATGCAATAAACTCCTCAATCATATCCGTGAAATCGAGCAGATTGTTTTTTGTCTTATACTCCCGGAAATTCTTTATAACTTGTGATGCACGCGCGTAATCCGGCACTATGTAGTCATTTTCGACAAGAATTTGGTCGATTGGCTGCTTAGTGATTCGCGCATAATTTTCGAAAAATAAGACCAAATCATCGCCATA